AAAAATATAACTACAAATTTAACATAAATTTTTGATTTTTTTAAAAACTTTTTTGAAAATTGATTTTTAAAATTCTTTTTTATTTTTTTGATTTTTTTGTCAAAATTTGTAGTTATATTTTTATTAATACTATATTAAAAAAATATATAAATATATTATAAAAAGTATTATTAAGATAAAATGACTAAAATAGATCATAATTTGTTATTAAAAAATCCTACTGAATATCTAAAACAGTTTTCTGTTGAAGAAATTATTGAGTTTCTTGAATATGCAAATCAACAATATTATAATACAAATGAACCTTTATTTGATGATGATATGTTCGACTTTATAAAAGAATATGCTAAAAAATTAGATCCTAAAAACCCATTTTTTAAAACTGTTGGTGCCCCTGTATCTAATAAAGTATTATTACCATCATATATGGCTTCACTTGATAAAATTAAAGATGACCCAAAAGCGTTATCATCTTGGAAGATTAAATATAAACCTCCTTACGTTTTAAGTGATAAATTAGATGGTATATCTGGTATGTTTGTTATTAATAAAGCTAAACAAATTGAACTATACACAAGAGGTAATGGAGAATACGGACAAAATATTACCGGTATTCTTAAATATATTACAAACTCATACGGAAATATTGATTATATAATATCTAAATTAAATATGAAATCTAAATATCCCCTTATGGTTCGTGGTGAGTTTATAATTTCTAAAAAGAATTGGGAAAAGATAAAACATCTTGGTTCTAATGCACGTAATATTGTTGCTGGTTTTGTGAATGCAAAAGAACCTAATCCTGAAATTGGAAAGTATATAGATTTTGTTGTATATGAAATGATAGAACCTAAATATAAGTTTCACGAGGGATTACAATTAGCAAAAACACTTGGGTTTAATGTTGTTGATTTTATACTTAAAGAAGATATTACAAATGACATTCTATCATCTTATTTAATAAAACGTAGAGAAGATAGTCCTTTTGAAGTAGATGGAATTGTTGTTCGTGATGATGAACAACATAATATTGTAAAAGGTAAAAATCCAAAATATGGTTTTGCTTATAAAACTATTTTAACTCAAGAAAAAGCTGAAGTTCTTGTATATAATGTTGAATGGAATGTTAGTAAAGATGGTTTAATTAAACCAACTGTTATGTTTAATCCTGTTTATATTAATAACGTAAAAATACAAAAAGCTACAGGATTTAATGGAGCTTTTATTGAAAAGAATAAAATAGGTCCAGGTTCAAAAGTTATTATTATACGTTCTGGTGATGTTATACCTTATATAGTTGAAATATTAACACCTTCTTCTAACGGAGAACCAAGTATGCCAGATATGCCTTATAAATGGAGTGATACACACGTTGATATTATAGTTGAAAAAGATATTGAAAATAAACAAATGAAATTAAGACAAATGGAACACTTTGTAAAAACATTAGATATTCAACATATTGGTCCTGGTATTTTAAAGAAGTTATTTGATGAAGGTATTGATACAGTAAAAAAATTATTTAAACTTACTAAAAAAGATTTATTATTAATTGAAGGTATTAAAGAAAAAAGCGCAGAGAAGATATATAATTCTTTAAAATATACTTTACAAAATGTATCTTGTGAAAAACTAATGACTGCTTCAAATATTTTTGGAAAAGGATTTGGTGAGAGAAAGATTAAAGCAATTATAAAAACAAACCCTGATATATTAAAACTTAAATTAGTTAAAAAACTAAATCCAACAGAAGGTGTTGCTGAAAAAACAGAAAAACAATTCCTACAAAACTTACCAAAGTTCTATGCATTTATAAAAGAGATCAATTTTAAATGTAATAAAGAAGATAAAGTAGAAAAACAAAGTATATCTAAAGTCCCTTCTATTCAAAAAGAGTTAAATAATAAAAAAATAATTTTCACAGGATTTAGAAATAAAGATTTAGAAAAAGTTATTACTGATTTAGGAGGTTCAATTACTACAAGTGTTAGTAAAAATACAGATATATTAGTGGCAAAAGATTTAAGTGATAATTCATCTAAGATTGTAAAAGCTAAAGAACTTGGAATTACTATTTACAGTAAAGATGAGTTTATGAAAAAATATAAATTATAAAGTATAAATTATAAAGTATTATAATATTTATCGAAAAACTATTTTTTTTTAATATTTATTAAAATTAAGATATAAATGAGCTCTAAAAATGATATTAATGCAAGCTGTATTAGAACAGTAGAAAACTGGTCCTATTATAAGCCTACACATCGTTTTGAATCTTCAAAGTTTAATAAAAAAGAACTTATTAATGACTTACCTATTGTAGCACCAAAGATTGAAAAATTATTACAACAAATTGATGAAATTGATAAAGAAGATATGAAAAGGGATGGAACATTATACAAACATATGATTTTTTCAGACTTAAAAGGTGCTGGTGGTGCGAAATCAATTTCATCAGCTCTTCTTTCTAAAGGGTATAATTTAGTATATAATAATAAAAACTCATTAGAACTTGTAAAGAAATATCCTGATTCTGATAAAAATTTTGCTTTATTATGTTCTACCAAGTTGTTTAATAAAGATATTGGTATTAAGTTTAGAAGAGAAGTATTAAAAGAGTTTAATTCAAGACCAAATAATATATATGGTGATAATATTCGTTTTATTGTTTTAGATTATGGATTTAAAGAAGGAATAGATTTATTCGATATCAAATATATTCATATTTTAGAAACTCCTATATCTAATGCTGATAGGAAACAAATTATAGGAAGAGGAACTCGTTTCTGTGGGCAAAAAGGTTTAACATTTGATAAACAGAATGGTTGGTTATTATATATCTATATTTATAAAACTGTATTCCCAAAAATATTAGCACATAAATTTGATATTAATTTCCTATTTGATTTATTCTTGAAATATAGTGGTATTGATTTATCAAAAGAGACTTTTAAAAGAGATTTAGAAGAAAAATTAATTCAAGGTTCAATTGATTTTGAATTAACAAGAAATATACATAATTTTGGAATATCTAATGAAAATGAATATGGTAAGATTATTGATAATGTTAATAAAAATTTCAAAACAAATATTTATAACAAGGCATTTATAACAAGAGGAATTATAAATAATGATTTTAACTGTAGTATTGGTTGCAGTGCTGGGGAAGTTAAACTAATACCAACAGCACTTATGTTACTTGTATGGTATTCTTTATTCGATAATATTAAAAGTGAAAATATTATAAATGAAGAAAAACCAAGACCATTCTTATGCAGACAAATTATTAACAATAAACGTTTTTGTTCGAGATTAACAAATGCTTGGGTAAATCACTATCGTTTTATTTTCAAGAATAAAAAAGCTTTGATGGGTATTATTTCAAAATTAGAAAAATCTAAACTACCTACTATGATGCTTGCAAAAGCATACGAACGTGTTGAAAAACAACGTGTCGTAATGTTACAATATATTGAACATGTAATGGACACTTTAACTTCACACCCTGTAACTCCTGATGAAATAATGGATTATATTGATTTACAAGCATTTATTCTAATGCATTACCGTAAATTATCGTGGCCTCCTATTGAAATAAACGATACTTGTAATATACAGTATGATGAGAAAGAAAGTATAAAAGATGATAATAATGCTACATATGTTGATTATACACCTTCTCAACGAATGTTACAAACATATTTCCAACCATCTAGCCCCTATAAAGGTATATTACTATTCCATAGTACAGGTACTGGTAAAACTTGTACGGCCATTTCTGTAGCAACAAATAGTTTTGAAAAGAAGGGATATAATATATTGTGGGTTACAAGAGGAACATTACGAGGAGATATATGGAAGAATATGTTTAAACAAATATGCTCTGTAACTCTAAAAGAAAAAGGAGAAGACATAAATGTTGAAGAAGCACTTAAAAAACCTCTCGCATATCTTCCTAAGAATTGGATGATGCCAGTTACATATAAACAATTCTCTAATTTATTACAAAAGAAAAACAAGATTTATGATGAACTTGTTAAAAGAAATGGTGAAAAAGACCCATTACGTAATACTTTAATTATTATAGATGAAGCACATAAATTATTATCAAGTGACTTAAAACCCCAAGAAAAACCTGACTTTAATGTTCTTAAAAATAGTCTATTACATTCTTATGATGTATCTAATGATAAATCTGCTAAAGTTTTATTAATGACAGCTACACCATACACAGATGACCCTATGGAAGTTATAAAACTATTAAACTTATTAAGAGAATCTAAAGACCAATTACCTGAAGATTTTGAAGATTTTAAGAATAAATACTTAGATGAATCTGGTAAGTTTGATAAAAGTCTTCCATTTTTAAACAAAATATCTGGATATGTAAGTTACTTAAATAGAAGTTCAGATTTAAGACAATTCGCACAACCAATTGTAGAAGATATCAAAGTTACTATGTCAGAAACTGATATATATGACAGAGAAGAAGATTTAGATAGACTTGAAAGGAGGGTTGATTATACTAAATCAAGTATAGATGAATATAAAATGCAACAGCGTGATGTTAAGGAATACTTTAAAACTATGAAGAGAGAAATGATAGAAGAATGTAATAATACAATAAAAGATGATAAATACAGGAAAGAGTGTATTGCTAAAGCTAATAAAGTAGTAAAAGATAAACAAGAAGAAAGACTTAAAATGATTGATAAAGACATTAAAGTTGAGAAAAAACTATTAAAGGTTAGACAAGACGACCTAAGAAAATTGAATAGTCGTATTTCTAATTACAAAGAAAATGATATTTCACAAGAAAGAATATTAATGGAAAAATGTTTTAAACAAAAGTTATCTAATTATGTTAAGGAGGGAAGAAAACAATATAAATGATAGATGGAGTATAAGAAAAAATTTTTATTTAAATATGTACCACAAAATATAAGAAATAATTTAAAATTAGATGAAGAAGCATACTATAGTGTAACAGACCAAACTACAGCAGATACTATTTCAAATGAATTATTACATAATTTTCCAGATGTAAAAATAATTACAGATGGAACTGCTTGTATTGGAGGAAATACATATTCATTTTCAAAGTATTTTAAAAAGGTACAAGCAATCGAAATAGATAAAACTAAGTTTGATTATTTACAGCACAATATAAACTGTCTTGGTATTAATAATGTAGAACTGTTTAATGATGATGTTATAAATAAAATACAAGACTTAGAACAAGATATGATATTTATAGATCCTCCTTGGGGAGGTCCAAACTATAAAGACCATATTTACATAAGCTTAAACCTATCTGGTATAGATATATCAAGTGTATGTGAATTATTTAAAAATAAAACAAAATATATAGCATTAAAAGTTCCAATTAATTTTAATATTATTGAGTTTGAAAAAAATACTAAACATTTTTTAACGAATGTTTATAAAAATATTAGACTAAGAAAAATGTTTCTATTAGTTTATAAAATACTATAATATTTATTTTTATATATTTAATATATTAATATTACAATTTAATATTTGACTAATAAATAATTTTCCGTATAGAATATAAGGAAAGCCTTTATAACAAAATATAATAATTATGAGTGATGATGAGGCAAGTAATCCACCTGGTCTTCGTGAGATTATTTTATTATTATTAAAGTTTATAGTTTTTACAATAATATTATTCTTAGCTAACTTCCTTATTTTACCAAAAATTAAGGAAAAAATATTTCCTAACTTACCACCACTATTTGTATGGAGAACAATATTCGTAGGTTTATATGAAATTATAAAAGCTGTCTTCCATTATATTATTGCTTTTATAGTAATTGTATGGGTAGTTTATAAATTTATAGAAAGGTTTATACCAAATATTCCTTTCCCTCCTCTCCCTTTAAAAGATATAGTACTCGGATTTCCACCATTTAAAGAGTTTAAAGATCTTGGAATAATTGATTTGTTAGATAGTATTTATAATAATATATTCTCAAGAATACCTTTTGTAAATAGAATAACTAATATAGGAAGTGACTTAGGAAAGTTTGTTGCTAAAAATGTTAGCAGTTTAGCAGATGATATAAGATCTTTAATCAAAACACCTAAAAATCAAAAGACGTACCCCGATTTTGATATGGATAAATGTATAAAAGAAGATGTTGATAAAAATTGTAAATTAGATATAGGGTCAAATCCAATTACAATTCCTGTTAAATTACTTAGGTATGCTATGTGTAGATTTATTTATTTGACACAAGGAAAAACTAATCCAAATTGTATGTATAAAAAATGTATAAATGATAATATAAAACCTATTTACGACACTGATACATTCCTTACAAAATCTAAAAAGAGATTATTAAATATGAAAGCAAATCTTAGATGTTCTATGAAAAAGAATGTAGGTGGTGCTGGTGTAGGTGTTGCTAAACAAGTTGCAGATATAGCTTTCACACCATTTGATGAAATTGATAAAACAATAGGTGGTATTATTCCAGAATTCCTAACATTCCCATTCAAACCTATCTTCGAATTAATATTAATGCCTATAACAGAAGGACTAAAAGCTATAACAATTTAAAAAACTATATTAACTAAAATTAACAAAATATTATAATAAATATTATTGTGAAATAAAAATTGATTTTTTATTTATTTTTAGACATATTATTTAGAATAGTTGTTCTGTTATATTGTTCTATAACACAATACAATTTGTGTATTATAAAATGCACGAAATTGTAAATAATTGTTTTGATAAATTAATTGATAAAATTAAAACTACTATTTCTATTAAATGTGAAAATACTAAAAATATAATTATTAATGAGTTAAATAATACCAGATTAGAAATTAAAAATACATATAGTAAAGAAATAAGTGATTTATACGAAGATACTTTTGATGATATTATACCTAAAATGATTGATTACGATTTAATTAATAAGGAACTGTAAAATAAAATGCAAAATAATGAATGTGAATTATAGAATATGATAAAAAATAATATAATCTTAAGTTCTTTTTAAAGTTTTTATATTGCATTTTATTTTATTTTTATTATAAAATTAAAATATTTTATAAATATAGATAACAATATTTAATGGACCAATCTGCAAATGAAACTATTACTATATTAAATTATAAATTTCCAGTAACACTACAAGCAAAGCTTGTTTATAATACTTGGATTCTTGCTTTATTAGCATTCCTTCTATCTGCTTTATTTATTAAAATGTCTGTGGGACAACTATTATTCATGACATTTATGATTATATTTACAGCTATTATTAGTATCTATGTTGCTAACTGTGTAGTTGTTGGTAAATGTTATACATATTCTTGGGCTTTAGTCGCAATATCTGGTCTTAATGCTTTTATATATGTAGTAACATTTATTATATCTGTTCTAGACAGCAGTAATAGAATTTCTCTTATACCAACTAAGAAAACTGGGAAAAAATAATTTCTTTCTAAACTTATAAAACTTATAAAATTTATATTTTTTATTACTATGTACTTTGTTCCTTGTATTTAGGTATTCTACGCTTTTTCTTATAGCGTTGCCTCAGAAACGTCGGTATATACTCCTCTCCAATAATATTATCATCAATCGAATAACATACACGAGGAATACCAATACTATTAATTGCGTTTTGACAATTATCACAAGGACAAGATAGCTTTAGAGGATAATTTTGATTACAAGTACCTATTCTTACTACATACATCGTGCATTTTTTTATATAATCCTTACTTTTATTTTTTAAAATATTCTTTAATTTATTAATAGCATCTATTTCAGCGTGAATACTAAATATTGTTTCCCATTTAATCATATATTCGTAAGCATAGTTATATCCTTCTGCAATTATTTTTGAATTATTATATACTATAACACAACCATGTTTTTGTTGCATAGGTGATTTTAGTGCTACTAAAGCTGCTTTTTCACAAAAAATATTTGAAGGAATCAAAGATAACATTTTAAATTTTAGAAACAAATACTATTATTTTATTTATTCTTTTGTTTAAAACAATATCAATTTTTAATATACTTCAGCAATACTTAAATCAGCATATACTGTATCAGACTGGTTATTTAACAATTCAGCCGCAAATACTATTACATCTGATACTCCAGCTATTGTAAAACCTAAATGATTTCTTAATCCTAATGCACTACTTGTTATATTTTTGGAACCTGTACCAATACCATATCCAGAATATAAAGTATCTCCACCTGTAATTGTTGTTGCTGCTGTTATTGTATTTGCATATTCTAAAGCACTAGTAGCGTTATAACCTGTATAAGTAATAGCTGTTCCACTAAATGTAGGGTTTAATTTTATAATCCATCTAAATATACTTGTACTGTTTGTAACTAAAATATCAAATCCTTGTAAATATAAAGATACTCCTTTCATACTACTTTTACATCTTATAGCTATTAATGGATAAAATATATTTGGTGAAAGTGGATCAAACTTAGGTATAGTAACAGGAACTACACCTCTATTAATACTTCTTGGTATCCCTGTTACTTCTCTACCACCTTCACTTAAAACTGTAGAACAAATAGCAGTTAAATTTGATTGTGTTCCAGAACCATTATTATTTATTTCATATCTACAAGGTAAGTTTGGAATACCAAGTGATACAAATAATGATTTATTAGCTATTTCAATATGATGTAAAGGAATAAAACTATTATTAATTAAAACACCACATACTATATCTCCAGTTCCTAACCATTCAAAATTAAAATAAAATACCTGTACTTTTGTAAAATCAATAGATATATAATGTTCTACGGATAACTTATATTTATTCCAGTTAGTTTGGTATATTCTATCTTCTATAGGAGACCCTGAAGTATAAGTTCTTTTTACAATACAATATCCATTCTGGTTTGCCTCAAAGAATAATCCATTATTTTCATCAAAATAACCTATTCTTGTTGTGATACCTGTTTTACAAGCACCCAATATACCAGACATCATAACTAATTGTGACTTACCTGGTTGATATGAAAACCTTTGTTTTGTTTGTCTTACTATTGTTCCTGCTGTTGCATTTGATACACTTAAGGTTGTGCTTGCTTGATTTGTATTAAAAGTTGATGTTGTTCCTGAACCAGATGTTTGTGCTTCATCCCAATAAAAAGGTAATTTATTATATAAGGTTTTAGAATCGAATAAAGTAAATGGTGCGCTTGTTCTAAGTCTTGTGAAAGCATCATATGATCCAGATATATCTTGAACTAATTGTGCGTTATTCATTTTACTTAATATATCTAAAGAATAATAATAATTAATTAAAATAAGATAAGGTGGCAGAATGTATCAAAATGGACTTACAAAACAACAAAAACAATTTTTACAATTTCAGAGTAGTATAAAAAATATTGGAGAGAAAGATAGTATATATCAACCATTTAAAGATGTTCCTGAAAAAATAGAAAGAAAGTTAAGAGATAAGAAAAAAGATTATAATACTGTTATACCAAAACAAGTTAAGTTATCAAATTATAAAATATATCAATTTATAATTGATTCTAATGATAGAGATAAAACTAAATATCCAAATATAAATGATTTTGTTATTAAATCTACAGAACCATTTAAACAAGTATTTGGAATAAGACTACTAAAAAGTGAATTAAATTATACATCTACATTCTTAGGTAAAGGAATATATGTATATTTAAATAATTATAAATTGATTTATCGTAATGAAACACAGGATAATGTAAATATGTTTGCAAGAATTAATGCTGGTGTAGAAAATCATAATTGTGTAACTACAAATATATTAGACGACCCTTTTAGTTATATTTTAAATCCATTAGAACCAAAATTACAACGTTTTGAAGTAAAATTTTATGATAATTTTAATACTTTATTTAACGATACTACTTCTATAAATGTTGTATTACATTTAGCTTTATTTTGTTATACAACTAATTAATTAAAAATATTTAAACATTTTTATATCTATTAGAGTAGAGATATATAATGCACCAAAGAGATTCTTTTACTGAACCTATAAATTATAGAGATAATGGATTAATTGCTATTGATAGTCTTGATAGAAATCTTACTGCTTATCCAGAAGCTAATGATTATGTTATAAAACTACCAGAGAATATACGTAATGTTGATGCTATTGAATTATTATCATTACAAATGACAAGATCAGAAACAAACGTGCATAGTGGTAATAATACTTTTACTTCAAATAATGGAACTACTTTTACTATGGATATAGAAGAAATTAGTTCCGGAGCTAATCTTGCAACTTCTATCCAAACAGCTTTACAAGCTGTTGATGGAAGTTACACAGTTAATTATACAAATAATAGAATTGTTGTTTCCCACTCTACATCTGACTTTAGTTTTAGTGTTACAGAGTCCTTTGCAAGATTAACAGGATTATATGGAACTGGAGAACGTGGTTCAGGAACATTAGTATCTTCATCTACTTCATTAACTGCATCACGTCCTATTGACCTTAATGGAACTCCATACGTAGTTATATCTATAAATGATTATGGTAAAATTACATCTCCTTCACAAGCATTACAAAAAAGCTTTATTACAGTTCCTATGGAAAATAAAGCTGTTGGTAATAGATTTATGATTTCTGGTAATGAAAAAGAAAATAGAGGTTCTATATATATATTAAGTAATAATCAAAAGAATATTTTTGAATTCAGGATTAAGATTACACGTCCAGATGGTAGTCTATACACTACTGATGGAACAGACCATATATTTATGTTCCGTATTCTAAGAAATAGTTATCACGATTATAACTCATAATAAAATATATTAAATTAATAGAGTTTAATATGATTTCTAATCTACAATTAAAATTATTATTTGTTGTTATATATCTTGTAGTTGATATATTATATGTATCTATGTCAAGAGAATATTATGGTTCTTATGTTAAAAAAATACAAGGGTCTGATATGAAATATAGTAATGCTAATATGGTAAGTGCTATTTTATCATATATAATATTAGGTGCTGGTTGGTTTGTATTTATAGCTAATAAAATAAAACCATCTACTACATATCTTGAAATATTACCATTTACTGTATTATATGGTTTGATTATATATGGTGTATTTAATACAACATTATTTGTTATGTTTGATAAATGGGATATTTATGTTTCTATTAGAGATACTATGTGGGGTGTATCTTGGATTACTACAATATCATTAATTTATTTAACTGTATTAAAAAAACTATAAAACTATTAAATTAAATTATTTTTATATTTCATTATATAATAAGAACTAATATATGGAAATAAAATACTATTATGATGATTATTGTTATAGAATCAAAAATAAAACACTAAATATATATAAATTTGATGTATTAGAAACTTCTTATTTTGAGATACATAGTTTTAAATTATCATCAATTCCAAGTAGATACAAATATATATTAAAATTTATAAAGGAAGAAAATAATAGAAACCAACTTAGTCATACAAATAGTTCTTATCTAATATAATTAAAGACATGAAGATATAAAGATATAAATATAGAATTATAAAGAGAATATATTCAATTTATTGAATAGAAGTTAATGTATAAATGAAAGTTATTGAAAACCCATTTTTAAATAGTCATTACTATATTAGTAAAGATGTATTTGTGAAAAATACAGATATATACTACAATACAATTAACCCTTATATTATACATAATATTATCAATAATATTGATAATGATAATGATGCCAGATTTATTTTAAAAAATAATAAAAATATTAGCAATTATAAATCTTTATACAACTATGTATTATTAAGTAATAAGTATATGTTTGAAAGTTTGAAAATAATTAATAGTGAGATTGATATATATGAGTGGTTGAGAAAATTCTGGAATCAGCCTTTTCTTGTATCAAACCCAATATATGTAACTACTGATAGTGTAGTAAATAATAAATTATGTTTTAGTAATGTAAATTGTAAATCAATAGAATTAATTAATACAGAAAATGAATACGAAGAAATTATAGCAAATGGGTGTTTTAGCATAGGAAATGGTATAGTAGTAGCATTATCTCTTGTTTCCTCAGGATACTGGAATGAAAGTGATTTTATAAAATCCATACATAAGCTAATTGATAATAAAATTTTAGAACCTTTAATAAAAGATTTGTCTTTATATAATACCTATTTCTTTACTAATTTAAAAGGAGATTGGAATTATATTTTTAATATTTTTCCATATCAAATTATAGATAATACATTTAAATACTCTTTTATATTTAACAGTCCAAAAATTTATAAATTTATGTTAGTTTTATCAAATATAGAAGATAGTATAATCCCATATCGTGTTAATAACACTTTATATTTAACATCAATTGTTAATTATATTAAAAATAAACACCAATATGATTTATTTATAAATACCAGAAGCTTATTTAATTTATACGAAGAACCTTTACAAGAAGATTTATATGATTTAATCGATGTATTCTCATTTAATTATTATAATCGTATTAATAATATAATTAAATCTAAAAAATTATACAAATATTTCATTAATTCTAATAAGTATGATATAAGGAAAATATTAACTCAAAATAGCGAACAAGTATATATAACAGACGTTTTATTTAATATAGTAAAAGCGATTTCTCAATTATATAGAAACTATAATAAATATTATAGAAAAAGATTAACACTATTTTGGAATAAAATTAATAATACCTTTCCAAATAAAATTATTAAATATATAAGATATCATTTTATATATTCTATTGTATTAAATAAAAATAAACAATATATTCCACTTAAATTATTAAAAACAATTATATTTAAAAATAAACACTTTGAATATTTTTCAAAATCAAAGGGTAAAATTAATATTTATAGTAATATTAAAAAACTTGAATCACCATCTTTTGTAAATATAAAAAATAACTCAACTGTTAAGTTTAATGTTTCTTTCAAAGAAATATTTAATTATTTAAACGATAATTGTAATATAACAGATTATAAAAATTGTATTGAAAAAAGAATTGCTAACAAACTTTTATATTTAAAGAAAATTGGTGATAAATGTAAATTACCAAACTCTTATTTAGTAAGCGAAGTAATGAAGTACGATTATTATTGGGATAACAAAGAGGAATTGTGGAAGTAAATTAAATTATTTTATTTTTATAAGTTTTTAAAATAAAAATTTATAAAGTTAATTATAAGTTTTTAAAAAAATTAATAATTGCGCCTAGAGGGACTCGAACCCACGACTTCCAGTTCATAAGACTAGCACTCTAACCAACTGAGTTATAGGCGCATATGGTAAGGTATAATTCCCCATTACTTATATGTATAGTATATATATTCTTAAATCATTTTTAGTATTTAAAAGAACTATTATGAAACTCTATTAAATCTACAGCAATATTTTTTTGTAAGAAAATATAACAATTACATTCTGATGCTGTAATATACATTTTTTTACTTATTGTAAGTCCTTTTACAGTTTTACTATTTTTCTCTTTATTCAATAATAATTCTTTAAAATCATTTCTTATTTTATTATTTA